AGGGCGCATTATCCGAGATTTCCAATTATCCGAGGTAACTCTCAAAGCTGCCGATATGAAAGGCTTTCAAAGAAATTATCTCGGATAATTATTTATGAAAAGAGCAACTGCCATTTCAAAAATTATCAGAGGCAAAGGTGTGATTTACCCAATTATCTCGGATAAGTACAAATCACCCACAATTGAAAGCGGGGTTAATTATCCGAGATAATCGTTTTCAAATGCTGTATTCATCGGATTTAATCAATTTACCTCGGATAAGTTTTTATCTCGGATAATGCGCCCTATCCAAGAACTCGGATAGGGCGCAATTATACACCACCCAGAGGTTGGTGCATTGCGTTCTCCGAAGGCTCCTCGCCGGAGGGCTGTGATTTTCCGCAGTCATGGTCTGCTCCAAATCATACAGGGGACGCTACGCTTCCCCTGCGCTGGCTGCCGCCAGCTACCCTTTTGTGGACTTGCCATCTGGGGACACCTTGCCTTGCAAGCTGTTCCCAGCCGACAAGTTTCATAAAATATGCTATCTTTTCGATAGGCAATACAGTATAATGATGTTGATAACAATTTAAGTAAGGAAGATAGTGATGAAAGACTTATATGATATTGCCTTGTGTACGGTAAAAAACATAAATTTAAAGAAAAATGGTAAAGCAGGTCATGTGGCTTGTGCTTTAGAAACAGTAAGTGGTATTGTTTATACTGGCATTTGTATTGATGTGCCCTGTTCAATTGGAATTTGTGCAGAACAGGCAGCTATTGCCGAAATGCTGAAACATGGAGAAACGAAAATCAAAAGAATTGTATCTGTTTATGAAGATGGCAGCATCCTGTCGCCTTGTGGAAGATGCAGAGAATTGATTTCACAGTTAGATCTGGATAATGAAAATACAGTAGTTGCCATTAACAATGACCAAAAGGTTACATTGAAAGAATTATTACCTGAAAGGTGGGACAAAAAATGGGATTAAATAAATTAACCAACAGAATTTATTTTTTAGAACACGCCCCCGAAGTGGACAGACCGATGTTAGCTTATCTTAAAGGAGATAAAATTTCTCTGGCGATTGATGCTGGTGGATTGAGTGCTAAATCCGATAGCGTACCGCCTTTCGGTAGGCGGTACGTTTTTTCTTGCAAGGACGTGAGATTATAGGCGATTGTGATTTTGAAGAAATCGTCTGGTTCATCCCATACCGTAACGGAGTTTACGAACAGGTCAATGAGTTGTCTGCGGAAATCTTCATCCTCAATGTCCCCGTTCATGAACTGGTTCAGCCAGTAAATCACTTGTTCCTTGTCAAGATAGGCAACGCCCTTTTCTTCCTTCTTGAGTTCCCCTTCAAGAACTTTCTTTTCCTTCTCCAACTCTACCATTCGCTTCACAAGCGTTTCCGGGGCAAGACCTCCCTCTATGGCCTTGGTAATATTCTCAAGGGACAATTTGGTTTCGTGAAGCCTGCCACGAATGGCAGGAATATCCGTGGTGGTTTCCACTTCATACGTGTTAGTCTGAATAGCAACCGTGGCGATTTCCTCAATCCGTTCAGGTGTGAGAAGGGACAGAGCGTCACGTACAACAATATCCTCTATAAAGTCTTTTCGCAGGTTTCGCTTGTGGCAGTCTTTATGGAGGTTTTTCTTTCCATAGCACTCATAATAGGAATAGTCATTGGTATTGCAATTCCCGTTCATTTTGCAGCCGCAATGACCGCAGTAGAGTTTTCCAGAAAGAAGGTACATACGTTTTGCCTTGAACTGTCCAGGGGCTTTTCCAACGGTTTTCAGGCGGGCTTGAACCAGATTAAAAGTCTTGCGGTCAATGAGAGCGGGTATAGCGTCCTCCGCACGGTAGTCATGGAATTGGTACACACCGATGTACTTTTCGTTGCGGAAAATCTTGCTGAAAGAACTCTTACCGAAGCACGTTCCTTTGGATGTTTTGTATCCCTTGGCGTTAAAGGTACGGCATATATCGGCAACGCTATGACCTTCTGCGTACATTTCAAATGCTTCCCGAACGATGGGAGCGGTTTCTTCATCTATGACCAGCTTCTTACCTTCTGTCTTGTATCCCAGAGGGATTTGCCCGCCTATGGAATTATGCTTGTAGGCCGACTCCCGCAAACCACGATGGATTTTCTGAGAGAGTTCAGCACTGTAAAATTCAGCCATACCTTCAAGGACAGACTCAAGAATGATACCTTCTGGGTCATTGCTGATATTCTCGGTAGCTGATATAAGCTGTACTCCGTTCTTCCTCAAACGGTACTTGTAGGTGGCACTGTCATACCGGGAACGGGCAAACCTGTCCAGCTTATAGACGATTACGGCATCAAAATTCCCTTTTTCGGAGTCCTTAATCATCCTAAGAAAGGATACACGCTTTTCAATATCCTTGCTGGCTGATGTTGCCCGGTCAGTGTATATCTCCGCTATCCTGATGTTATGCCGGGTGCAAAATTCCCGGCACACACGAAGCTGCCCTTCAATGGACTGTTCGGTTTGGTTGTTGCTGGAATACCGGGCATAAATGCAGGCGGTTTTTACTTCTTCATACATGGTTATTCCTCCATTCGGCAAGGCTGATTACCCGGCACTTACAGTTTCCCCTTTCTCCGTATCCATTCTGCGGGTTTCCTGAATAAGGGTTGACTCAACCATCGTGCGTCCTTCTTTGTCTAAAGCACGATATTTGAGGACTAAACGCACTTCTTCTGCGGAAAGAGTAAGGGTTTGGCTATCCAGTGTAGAAAGACTGGCCTTTTTCAGTTCATCCGTACCCCGCAGATAGTCAGGCGATACACCGAAGTATTCTGAAAGTTTGAGCAGGGTTTCCATATCCGGGGCTATTCCCTTATCTGCCCAGTATTTCTTCTGGTTTTTGCCGATGTGCAGAGTAGTCCAAACCTCTTTCCAGGTTAGCTTACGTTCCTTGAGCAGTCCTTCTAAGCGCTCCGAAAATCCCATGAAATTACCTCCTTCAAAAAATCCCTAAAAAATTTTGGAATAGGGCTTGACAATCCCTATCATAGGGATTATAATGGGGACTGTAAACAAAAGTTGTTTGCAAGGGCGCAAGACACCCGCCCGCTGGGGCGGTAAATTTGCCCAGTGGGTTTCCAATGCTATATGGATGTCGCAACTCTATTATAAGCATTGAGGCCTGTCTTGTCAACTATTGTTTATAAGAATTTGAGAAAGGAGGGAACCGCCGTGGAGGAACTTAACGCTATTCGTGAACGGATTAAGAAGCACCGCCTTTCGTTCGTCTGGCTTATCTTCCAGTTGGGTCAGAGGGGTATTGCAACGGACAAGACCGAAGTGAGTTCTATCTTTGCCGGGACTCGCAAGGGTGCAAAAGCAGACTCCATCATCCAGGCAACCGTTACCATTCTGGATGATTACGAACAGGGTAAAGTGTTCGTCCACGATGACTGAATTAGCCCGTTTACTGGAAGAAAAACCTATCTGTACCATCCTTGCGAAGAAAGTTCAGGACTACTTCAAGGATGAAAAGCACAAGCGTGAGTTTGAGGAATGGTACAGGAAGAAGTACGGCAAAGAGTACGAATGGAGGTAGGTGTTATGGTATGAAGCAATCAACCGTGAACAGGACGGTGGGCGGTCACTTTGAAGAAGAACTCTGTGAAATGCTTGCCGAACGTGGCTGGTGGGCGCACAACATGGCGCAGAACCAGGTGGGTCAACCCGCAGATGTGATAGCGGTCAAGAACAACATTGCCGTCTTGATTGACTGCAAGGTGTGTGCGAATAACCGCTTCCCTCTCTCCCGGATTGAGTGCAACCAGGAAGGAGCCATGACCGTTTGGGAAGCCAGAGGAAACGCTTATTGCTTCTTTGCAATGAAGCTGGCGAACGGTGACATTTACATGGTGAGTTTCGATGACCTGTCCCTGCGGCAACTCTATGGTGAGGGTAGTATCACGGAAAAGGAGTTCCCTATGTACCACACCTTTGACCAGTGGGTGAAGTTCATGGAGGAAGCGGGATGTTGATTGAAGTTGGAAGCTATTTGAAAATCACTGACCCGTCCCCTGAAATCATGACCTGGTGCAAGGAAAATCTGGTGCTGACAAACCCGGATTACCAGAAGAAAGTGCGTATGCACTTGTGGGTGGGCAATACCCCAAAACAACTGCTGCTTTACAACATGAACGGTAATGACCTCATTCTTCCCTTTGGGTGCTTGCGTTCGCTCCTGCCATTTATGGATGGGGATGTACGGAAGCTGTTCAAGACTCCGAAGAAGGTAGACTTTGGCGGCAAGGTTCCGCTGTATGACTATCAGGAAGAAGCTGTTGGGGCAATGCTGATTAACCACTATGGTATCCTGCAATCCCCCGCAGGAAGCGGAAAGACCCAGATGGGAATAGCCCTGGCTTGCGCCCTTGGCATAAAGACCTTGTGGCTGACCCATACGAAAGACCTGTTGACCCAGAGCAAGGCCAGAGCGGAACAGTACGTTGACGCTTCCCGGCTGGGAACCATTACGGAGGGCAAGGTGAATATCGGTGAAACGATGACCTTTGCCACTATCCAGACCATGTGTAAGGTGGATTTGGAGCAATACCGGGATGAATGGGACTGCATCATTGTGGATGAATGTCACCGTGTAAGCGGTACACCCACGGCGGTCACCCAGTTCAGTAAGGTTCTCAATTCCCTGCGGGCAAGGCATAAGTACGGGTTATCGGCAACGGTTCACCGGGCAGACGGGCTTATCAAGGCCACATACGCCATGATTGGTGAAGTGGTTTGGACAGTCCCGGACAAGGCCGTGGAGTCCAGAGTGATGAAGGTTGACGTAGTTCCTCAAGGTACAGGGGTAGCGCTGAACCCGTGCTTCCTGAACAGTGACGGTACGGTAAACTACGCAAAGATGATTACATACCTTACCGAACAGGAAGAACGGAACCAACTCATTCTGCATGACCTGAAAGAGAACCGTAACCATTTCAATCTGGTGCTGTCTGAACGGGTAGACCACTTGAAGTATCTCTACTCTATGCTGCCCCCGGCGCTGAAAAGGCAGGCGGCGGTCATTGATGGAAAGATGACCACAAAAGCCCTGAAAGCAGAGCGGGAACAGGCCATTAAGGATATGAGAACCGGGGATAAGCGGTATCTGTTCGCAACCTATTCCCTGGCAAAGGAAGGGCTGGACATTCCCCGTCTGGACAGACTGTATCTGACTACGCCACAAAAGGATTACGCCGTCATAGTGCAGAGCGTAGGCCGTGTGGCAAGAACCTTTGAGGGCAAGCAGCAGCCCCTTGTATATGACTATGTGGACTCCATCAAGTCCTTACTCAAGTCCTACAAGAAACGCTGCGCCATTTACCGAAAGAGCGGATGCAAAATCCGTGAATGATTATGAAAACAAGGAGGACTTTACAATGAAGTTGTTCAGAACTATGGAAACCGCCGCTGATAACGGCTATATGGTGGGTGATGTTATCGCCTTTACCCTGACCGATGGTGAGGAAGTGGAAGCCCTTGCGGTCAAGAAGGAGCAGGACGGCATGATTTTCTGCCTGGTGGACTGCCTGAACCAGGAGTATTCCATGAATGAGGAAGATAGCAACCGTGGCGGCTATGAAGCTACCGACCTGCGGGTGAAGCTGAATGGTGAAATCCTTGAGCGCTTCCCGGCTGACATTCGTGAGAAGATGGTTGCCTTTGCCAACGGGGATTATCTGCGTCTGCCCACTGAAAAGGAGATTTTCGGTTGCAATGACTACGGCAAGGTCGAACCTGACGATGTGCAGCAGTGGGAGCCGATGAAGCAGCGCAAGAACCGCATTGCGTTCCAGGGCAAGGGGACTGACCGCTGGGAATGGTATTGGTTGCAGAACGCCCACAAGCGTTACGCTGCCGATTTTGCCTATGTCCTCTACGACGGCCGTGCGGACTACAGCAACGCTTCCGTCGCTTGCGGTGTGCGTCCCGCTTTCAAAATCCTCCATCCTTAATCACACCCCTTTATGGGGTGTGAAGATAAGGAGGACACACCCATGCTGAATGTACTATCACTATTCAGTGGTATAGGGGCATTTGAAAAAGCACTGGAAAATCAGGGTATCGCCTACAATTTGGTTGGCTACTGTGAGATTGACAAGTATGCAAGCAAAGCATATTCCCTCATTCATGGAGTCCCGGAGAGCATGAACTACGGCGATATTACAAAGATTGATGAAATCCAGTTGCCGAAGAACCTTGACCTTCTTACATATGGCTTTCCGTGCCAGGACATTTCCATTGCCGGGGCAAAAAGAGGGCTGATAGATGAAGAAGGGCGAAAAACCAGAAGCGGTCTATTCTTTGACGCACTCCGCATTATCGAAGCTACGAAGCCTAAAATTGCGGTTGCGGAGAACGTGAAGCACCTGACCAGTAAAAGTATGAAACCTGTTTTCGATATTGTCTTATCCAGTCTTGAGGAAGCGGGATACAACAACTACTGGCAAGTGATGAACTGTGCGGATTATGAAATACCGCAAAGCCGGGAAAGGGTTTTGATAGTGTCCATCCGTAAGGACATTGACGATGGGAGGTTTGCTTTTCCCGCTCCTGTACCATTGAAAACGTGCATGAATGATTTTCTGGATGAAGATGTGCCTGAACGGTTCTATCTTTCAGAAGGAAAAACCCGAAGTGTCATAGTCCATAATGCTGCCCATGCAGGACAGATATGTGATAGGGGGGGGGGGATATGCAACACTCTCTTGTCACGGGACTACAAAGACCCAAAAGTGGTGAAGTGTCCTATGGAGATTAAGCAAATTGCGGACTTGCACTACTATGGGAACGACCAGATGAACCGTGTCTATTCGCCGTCTGGCCTGTGTCCAACCCTGAAAACGGTATCTGGGGGGGGGGCGTGAGGTAAAGGTGTATGACGGTGAGAGATACAGAAACCTTACCCCGAAAGAATATTTTCGGCTGATGGGCTTTACGGATGCGGATGCAGAATTGCTGGAACTGAACGGCATTTCCAAAACGCAACTGTACAAGATGGCTGGCAACTCAATCCCGGTAAAAATGCTGGAACACCTGTTCAAGCAGCTTTATCCGCAGAACAAGGTTGCTGACCTCAAAATGAAAGTCCTGGCTTTGCTGGGTGAAAGGAGCGCACTATGATGAAAACCCAGAGAACCCGTCTGGGGGGGGGGGAGTAGCGTATGAGAAAAGACCCTCTGGATACCCCTCTGACTGACGAAGAACAGAAATTCGCAACCGATAACCATTACCTGGTATTCAAGTACCTGCGGCTTAGAAAATTGCCGCCTGATGAATGGTACGATGTGGTTATCTTCCGCTACTTACGGTCTGTCAAGCGGTGGTTCGCATACCCGGAACTGCATAAACACAACTTTGAAATCATTGCCTTTTACGCTATGCGTTCGGCAATCGGTCATGAGTTGGATAAGCAGAAACGGCGGGTGCAGACCGTCAGCTTGAATGAAGTGATACCAGGCACAAACGGGGTGACCTACATGGAAATGGTCACAAGTAACAATCTTGGCTATGTTTTTTAAGCATAAACTCTCCAATTCTTATTCTGAAAGAAGGGAGGTAATAAGTATTGACGAATGGCACATTCATTTTCGACTGTGAGGTTTTCGCCCATGATTGGTTGTTCGTGTTCAAGGAACTGGCAACCGGGCAGTACACCGTCATTCACAACGATAATGACGCAGTGCTGGCCTTTATGGAGCAAGACCCCTTCCTGGGTGGGTTTAACAACAAGCACTACGATAACCACATTCTCAAGGCTGTTATGGTTGGTGCTGACCCAGAAACCGTCAAGAAGGTCAACGATGCAATCATTGTAGAGGAAATCAACGGCTGGGATATTCCCTTCCTGCGGGAATACAGGGTGTTTTTCAGTAGCTTTGACCTCATGGATGACTGCCAGATGGGACTATCTCTGAAAGCGATTGAAGCCCACCTTGGTATCCCGATTGAGGAAACGGAAGTTGACTTCAACATTGACCGCCCGCTGACCCCAGAAGAACTTGCCCGCACCATCAAGTATTGTAAGTACGATGTGGACGCAACCGAAAAGCTGTTCCATCTGCGGGAAGCGTACCTCAAGAACAAGGCAACGCTGGGACGGGCAAGAGGGCTGGACGAACGGCAGGCCATGTACATGACCAATGCGAAGCTGACCTCTGTATATCTGAAAGCGGTCAAGCCCGAAAAACCCTGGACGGATGAACGGGAGTATCAGTACCCGGATAAGCTGCTGCGTGAGTACATTCCTCAAGAGGTCTTTGACTTCTTTGACCGTATGCACGACATGAGCATACCTTCTGACGAACTGTTCAGCAGTAAGTTGGAACTGATGGTGGGTGAATGTCCGTGTACCATTGCCTACGGAGGTATTCACGGGGCTATCCCCACCTACGTTGAGGAAGCTACGGAAACCCGCTCCATCCGCAACAAGGACGTGGCAAGCTACTACCCGCACCTGATGACGCTGCCTTTGTCAGAGGGCAGACAGTATGGTTTTTGCAGTAGGAACATCCCGTCCCCGCAGGTGTTTGTAGACACTCTTGAGGACAGGGTTAAGGCCAAAAGAGCCGGGGACAAGGCTACGGACAAAGCCCTGAAACTGGTTTTGAATACCACCTACGGCGCTATGCTCAATGGCAAGAACGGCGAAGCGTTCAATGACCTCTATGACCCCCTTATGGGACGGTCAGTGTGCATTACCGGGCAACTGCTCCTTCTGGAACTGTCCATGCACCTTATCAGGGAATGTCCTACCCTTAAAATCATCCAGCTTAACACGGATGGTATTATGGTGAGCCTTGACAATACGGACGAACCGAAGTGGCAGGAAATCACCCAGGAATGGCAGGACAGAACCGGGTTTGAACTGGAAGAAGATTTCATCCAGAAGATTGTTCAGAAGGACGTAAACAACTACGTGGAAGTTCCCGCTGGTGGCGGTGAGCCGAAGGTGAAAGGCGGTCAGCTTGTCAGGGGTATCCCTCCCCAGGGTGCTTTCAACATCAACAACAACGCCGTGGTGGTGGCAAGGGCTATCAAAGAGTTCTTTGTGAACGGTACACCCCCGGAGGAAACCATTGCGGCAAGCACAAACATTCTGGACTTCCAACTGGTGGCAAAGGCTGGCGGTAAATACTCTGGCTGCTATCACTTGGTAAACGGTGAGGAAGTTACCGTCCAGAAGGTGAACCGGGTTTACGCCACTGCGGATAAAACCTGCGGGACGGTCTACAAGACCCATGCTGGCACGGGCAGAAGCGCAAAGGTAGCTGGCCTACCCACACACTGCGTCATTGATAACAACAATCAACTGTCTATCGAAGTGGTAGACCGTAGGTGGTATGTGAAGCTGGCGCAGAAGTACATCAATGACTTTCTTGGGGTAAAACCACCCCGGAAAAATACCAGACGGATTAACTCTCTCAAGAAGAAATCCCTGGCTCTATTCGATTAAGGAGGATAAAAACTATGAAATTCTGTGATGTTCAGGACGCTTTGATGGCTGGCAAGAAGGTCAAGCTATCCAACTGGAAAAACGCTTACTGGTATTATGACCAGGAGCGGGAGGAAATCATGAACCACTTTGAGGATGCGGAGTCCAACCAGGACGTTCCTACCGCTGCCCTGTTCCCCCGTGACCTGCTGTGGATTATGAAAGACAACTGGGAGGTTGTGGACGATGACCAGCAGAAGGTTCCCGCCGACACCTATTCCTTTGGGGACGCTATGAACTTCCTCAAAGGAGGTAAAAAGGTAGCCCGTAAGGGGTGGAACGGCAAGAATATGTTCCTGTTCCTGGCAACGGACATTGAGTTCCATACGGAAGCCGACCTGGCCTGCGTGAGCAATCTGGAAGGTGACCTGACGCTGCCCGCTATCGTGATGAAAACCGCCGATGACCGTTTCTGTGTGGGCTGGCTTGCTTCCCAGACCGATATGCTGTCCGATGACTGGTACACCGTGGAGTAAAGGAGGAAAAAGCAATGGCTAATATCTACGAAGGAATGAATGTTCGTCAGAAGCTGGCGAAAGCCCGCCTGTACTTCCTGAACCAGAAGGTCAAGAAGTCCGGCAAGAACATGAAGTTGGAGTTCAAGTATTTTGAGTTGGAGGACATTGTACCCCCGGCGCTGCGGATTTTCGCCCGTGTGGGTCTGGTATCCAACACCGTGTTTGACGGTGAGAAAGCGACCATGACCATTATGAATACCGACAATCCCCAGGAGGACGGTATTCAGTTCGTAGCCCCGTACCGGGAAGCTGGTCAGATTATCAGTAAGGCGGGCAATGAGGTCACGAACCCCATTCAGGCGCTTGGCGCTTCTATCACCTACCTGCGGCGCTACCTGTGGATGATGGCGCTGGACATTACGGAACCTGATGACGTTGACCCGAACCTGGGGACGGAAACCACGGATGATACGGAGAACGGTGAGTTTGCGGAGGAAGCCGCTGCTGCCACTCCTGCAAAGAAGGAAAAGAAAGCCCCTGCTACCGTGGCAGAGCGTGAGGAAGCGAAGAAGGAGTTGACCGGGGCTGACGGCGCTGCGGATGAAAAGCAGGTTGCCGAACTCAAGAGCCTGTGCAAGGAACTCATGGAGAAGGACGAAACCCAGGAAGATTTTGTCCAGCAGATTGCCATGAAAACCGATGGGTTCACCAAAATCACTGCTTCTGCCTGCGCTGCCCTGTGCCAGAACCTTGAGGAAATCATTGCCCAGTACGGGGAATAAGGAGAAGCAACGATGGGCGAAAAAGACCAGGAAATTCAATGTCTGCGTGATAAAAACAGAGCATTGAGCGCCCATATCCGGGAATTGCAGGCTATCAATGAAAAGCTGGAAATCAGCTTGCGTGAAAAGTCTGATAGCCTTGCTTCCCTGGAAAAAGGTATTCTGTGCTTGATTAGAGGGGCAGGAGGGATTTGATATGGCAGACAACGTGAACCACCCTTCCCACTATGAAACCGGGAACTTTGAGTGCATTGACGTGATGGTGGAAACCCAGGGAGAGGAAGCCACTAAAAACTTCTGCGTGTGCAATGCCCTCAAGTATATCTATCGCCACAAGAGGAAGAACGGCATTGAGGATATTCAGAAAGCTATCTGGTATCTGAACAAGGCTGTGGAACTGGACGGGAAGTTGAACCCTCCCGTAGAAAGGAATGATTGACATGAGAAAGCTGAAACGCAGTGTTGCACGACACAATATGCTCAGTGCCGGGTTTACCCACCTGAACAAGAAGGGTGCTGACGGCAAGAGCGCCTTTGCCCGCCACTGGCGGCAGTACGTGTAAGGATGGTAAAGGCCATGAAGTGGAATGAAGATGGAACCATTACCATTACCCCGCCTGCCCGTCCTAAGAAATGTACGGGTACACGCTTTGCGGCGATTATGGGCTTGAACGCCTGGACTACCCCGTTCAATGCCTGGTGTGCTATCACCCGCACGTATGAGGAACCCTTTGAGGATACCATCTATACCCTGGCTGGTAAAGCCATTGAGCCGAAGCAGGCAGAGTACATGAGGGAGAAATACTTCTGGAAGAAGCTGGTCACGCCTACCGATGTGTACGGTGAGGATTACTTCAAGAAAACCTGGGGTGATTTCTTCAAGGACGAACCGATTTTCGGTGGAATGTGGGACTACCTGTTCGTGGACAAGAACGGCAAGCCTACTACCGTGATGGAGATGAAAACCACCAAACGTGCGGAGGACTGGCTTGAGGATGTGCCTGAATACTACGCTTTGCAGGCTGCGCTTTATGCCTATCTGCTGGGTGTGGATGATGTGATTATGGTCTGTACCATTCTGGGTGATAAGGACTATGACCACCCGGAGAAGTTCACTGTCACCCCGGAGAACACCTTTGAGCGGGCTTTCAAGGTTTCGGAACGCTACCCGCAGATGGCAAAGACCATCAAGAAGGTGGAAAAATGGTGGAAGAAGCACGTGGAGGGCGGTGTGTCCCCGAAGTTCGATGAAAAGAAGGACGCTGACATTCTCAAGGTTCTCCGTGCCAATTCCCTGTCCCCGGATAGCGACCTTGACGCTATGATTGCCGAAGCAGAGCAGTTGCAGGCAAAAATCGACAAGGTGAATGAGGGCATTGCCGATGACGAAAAGCGGCTGAAAACCCTCAAAGACCTTATCAAGGAAGCCTGTATGGGTCAGTTCCGGGACGGTGACAAGCAGGTTATCATCCAGGGCAAGCAGTATGAGTGGGTGACCGCCCGCAGTACGTCCCTCAAGGTGGATGAAGCCAAAATGAAGCAGGATGGTGTGTTGGATAAGTATAAGACGAAGGAAACCGTTACGTACCGTCTGACACAGAAAGAAAAGAAGGAGTAAAGCACCTATGTATATTAACCCGTTCTTCTACGGAGTGTTCGTCACTCTGTTTGTAGAAATGGCGGTCACGAACCTGGTAGTAATTTCCCGGTACGTGATTTCCAAAAAGAGAAAGGCAATTAAAGGAGGAAAATACAATGGCTAAAATTGGTTTGACGGAAGGTTTCTCCCTCATTCCGAAGGGAACGCACGTGTTCCAGATTGTCAAGGTCAACTATAAGGAGGACTTTGGTAAGATGGAGATTACCATGCAGACTGCCACGGGGCAGAAGCATATGGAACGCTTTTCCCTGCTGAACAAGGATGGAGAGCCGAACGAAGGTGGCCTGAACGCTTTCAGCTACTTTGCGAAGGTAGCGCTCAATGACTTCTCTCTGACGGAGATTGACCATGAGGACTTGGTTGGTCACTTCATCCGCTGTGAGGTTGACCACGAGGAAGTTGAGAGCAACCGCACTCCCGGCAAGATGCTCAAGTTCGTGCGCCTGGGCGATAAGGAAGCGGCTGACGGCTTTGACGAAGTTCCCGCTGCCCCCGCTCCTGCCCCGGCAAAGAAGGAACCTGCTGCGAAGTCCGCTCCTGCGGCGCAGGCTGGTAAGACGAACGGCAAGAAGCGGTTCGACCTGGACAGTATCTTGGGATAATCCCATGACGTAAGCTGCGGAGAGGGCGAAGCATAGCTTCAAACTCTCCAATGCTTATACCGTAAAATCCAATGAATTAAGAATGGAGGTACATGAAATGAAACTACTGATTGCAATTCTTCTGCTTCTCCTGTTCTTTACGGTGGTACTTCTGCTGGGCTTTGTGGCTGGCGTGGTAGCCTCCGCGCAGATGAAGGAGGTTATGAAGCATGAACGGTAAAGAGTATCAGGATTTGGCTATTCGCACGTGCAGTATTCCCTATGACCAAAAGGAAGATATGCTGCGTCATGCGGTATATGGTCTGACTTCCGAAGCGGGCGAAGTGGCAGGCATTATGCAGAAGGTTTACCAGGGACACCCGTTCGACAAGGAACACGTCAAGAAGGAATTGGGAGATTGCCTGTGGATGATTGCCGAAGCGTGTTTTGCGCTGGACTTTACGATGGATGAAGTCATGCAGCTTAACATTGACAAGCTGAAAGCCCGTTACCCGGAGGGCTTTACGGCAGAACGGTCATTGCATCGTAAAGCGGGTGATGTGTGATGAACTATCACAATATTACCCATGATGACATGAACAACGGTGACGGCCTGCGGGTAGTCCTCTGGGTAGCAGGGTGTGAACACCACTGTAAGGACTGCCAGAACCCCGTGACGTGGAACCCGGCTGACGGCATCCCCTTTGGCTTGCAGGATAAGGAAGAACTCTACCGGGAGTTGAGGAAAGATTACATTGCCGGGATTACGTTCTCTGGCGGTGACCCGCTTCATCCGAATAACCGGGCAGAGGTTGACAACCTCATGAGGGAGGTCAAGCAGGATTTCCCGGACAAGACCATCTGGGTCTATACGGGCTATACCTGGGAAGAAATCATGCAGCAGCACGATTTGACCCGGATGATGAAGTCCGTGGACGTGCTGGTGGACGGCAGGTTCGTGTCCGAACTGAAAGACGTGACTTATCCCTGGGCGGGAAGCACAAACCAGCGGGTCATTGACGTAAGCCAAACACTCAAAGAAGGGAGGATTATTCTGCATGAAAGTCATTAAGAAAGACGGAACGCTGGAAGCCTTTGACGGTCAGAAAATCGTGAACGCCGTCACGAAGTCCGCTTCCCGTGTAATGGTAACGCTGACTGATAAGCAGTTTGATGATATTGTGGCGGCGGTTGTCCGCATGATTGAGGACAAAGGGCTTGAGGAAATTCCGGTCAGTGAAATGCACAATATCATGGAGCAGGTTCTTGAGGACTTCAACCCGAAGGTTGCGAAGTCCTACAAGGATTATCGCAACTACAAGAAAGATTTTGTCCACCTGATGGATGAAGTCTATATCAAAAGTCAGTCCATCCGCTTTATTGGGGATAAGGAGAACGCAAACACGGACTCTGCCCTGGTAGCAACCAAACGCTGCCTGATTTTCAATGAACTCAACAAGCGGCTGTACAGGCGGTTCTTCATGACGAAGGACGAGTTGCAGGCTTGCAAGGAAGGGTACATCTACATCCATGACCAGTCTGCCCGCCTGGATACCATCAACTGCTGCCTGTGTGATGTTGGTTCCGTTATGCAGGGCGGGTTTGAAATGGGTAATGTCTGGTACAACGAACCGAAAACCCTTGACACGGCCTTCGACGTGCTGGGTGATATTATCCTGGCTACCGCTTCTCAACAGTACGGCGGTTTCACTGTCCCGGAGGTTGATAAAATCCTTTCCCCGTATGCGGAGAAGTCCTACAAGAAGTATCTGCTTGAGCATAGTGAAATCACGGGCAATCCCTATTTCAATGAAGAAGCAGACGCTTGGGCTATGAAAAAAGTGGAGCGGGACTTTGAACAGGGGTTCCAGGGCATTGAAATGAAGCTGAACACCGTGGGCAGTTCCCGTGGTGATTATCCCTTTATCACAATGACCTTTGGCCTTGCCATTGACCCGTTCGGCAAGATGGCAAGCAAGACCTTCCTGCGGGTTCACATGAATGGGCAGGGCAAGCCGGGTAACAAGAAACCCGTTCTGTTCCCGAAGCTGGTATTCCTCTATGACGAACACCTTCACGGTGAGGGTGGCGTGAATGAGGACGTGTTTGAAGCGGGTATCCAGTGCAGCGCAAAGACCATGTACCCGGACTGGCTGTCCCTGACGGGTGATGGTTATGTAGCGTCCATGTACAAAAAGTACAAGCGGGTGGTTTCCCCTATGGGTTGCCGTGCTTTCCTCTCTCCGTGGTATGAGCGTGGCGGTATGACCCCGGCTGACGATGATGACAAGCCTGTGTTCGTGGGGCGCTTTAATGTGGGCGCTGTCAGTCTGCATTTGCCTATGATACTGGCAAAAGCCAGACAGGAAAACCGGGACTTCTATGAAGTGCTGGATTACTACCTGGAAATGATTAGGGGCATCCACAAGCGCACCTATGATTATCTGGGAGAAATGCGGGCAAGCGTGAACCCCATTCAATTCTGTGAAGGTGGTCTGTACGGCGGTCACCTGAAACCGAATGAGAAAATCAAGCCCCTGCTGAAACCCATGACCGCTTCCTTTGGCATTACGGCCTTGAACGAATTGCAGGAACTCTACAACGGGAAGTCCATTGCGGAGGACGGACAGTTTGCCCTTGAGGTCATGGAGCATATCAACCAGAAGGTCAATGAGTACAAGCGGGCTGACGGCTGGCTGTACGCTATCTATGGAACCCCTGCGGAAAGCCTTTGCGGATTGCAGGTTGAGCAGTTCCGTAAGAAGTACGGTATCATTGAGAACGTCAGTGACCGCCCGTATGTGAGCAATTCCTTCCACTGTCATGTAACGGAGGATTTGACCCCCATTCAGAAGCAGGACTTGGAAGGGCGGTTCTGGGATTTGTGCAATGGCGGCAAAATCCAGTATGTGCGTTATCCCGTAGACTACAACATCGAAGCTGTAAGGACTCTTGTTCGCAGAGCAATGGGAAAGGGGTTCTATGAGGGTGTGAACCTCTCTCTGGCCTACTGTGATGACTGCGGACACCAGCAACTTGAAATGGATGTTTGCCCGGTCTGCGGTAGTACGAACCTGACGAAGATTGACCGCATGAACGGCTATCTTTCGTACAGCAGGGTACACGGGGATACCAGGCTGAACGCTGCGAAGATGGCTGAAATCGCAGAAAGGAAATCCATGTAATGTATCCTGACGCTTTATGCAAAGCCGTTATTATCAAAGCGGCAGAGGATTATTTCAACCTGCTTGCTGGTTTCATCCTCCCCCGTAACGATTGCAACACCAATGAGATAGAAGCCTTTTTCCATTCTGACCTTTACGGTCTGATGACGGGTGTGAGTGGTGACTACCTCATAAGAAAGATTAAGGAGGAAGCAGCTAAAATGGTGCTGGAATATACCGTATCGAAAGAGAAAGGCAGTAGCCAGTATTATGTGTGCCGTGTCGGTGAGGAAAAGACCCCGCTGACCCGGCGCTACACCACAAAGAAGAAAGCCCTGCATAAGGCGGCAGAAATGCAGAGAATTGAGTACAAGCTGTACATGAGTATTCGCAGAAGGGACGGTGTGAAGTATGATTAAGATTGACATGACTGATACCTACGGATGGGAAGTCGCTGTCCGTGGTATGAGAAACCCCATGAACTCCTGGGACAAGAGCGATAGTCACTATTGCTGGGAGCCGCAGTATCCGGGCGGCGGGTGCTTTGGCTGTGAACTGAACAGTGACCATAATTGCCGGGTTGACAAGTATATGGTGGGAGCCGCAGACCTTGACCTGATGAAGCGCCTGATTAAGTCCGGGACTGACCATAGTAAGTTCCTGCGGATGATTGGCGTGACCTGTGACCTGACCGCTCCGCTGTATTGGTGGAAGGAGTATGACACCTATAAGGTGGGTACGGTGGCAAATAGCTGTTCGACCATGCACAAAATCCATGCGAAGAAGTTTGAGAGGTCAGATTTTTCCACTGACCATCTTATTCCCCGCATGAAGGAAGTGCTGGATGTGACCATTGCCAACCTGAACGCTTGCCGTGGGAACTATCTGGCAACCAATGACAAGCAGTGGTGGTGGCAGATGATACAGCTTCTTCCCACCAGTTACAATCAGAAGCGCACGGTTCAACTGAATTATGCTGTGCTGCGGAACATCTATCATTCCCGCAAGAACCACAAACTGGACGAATGGCATACCTTTTGCCACTGGATTGAGGGCTTGCCGTATAGCGAACTGATTACCATGTAAAGGAGTGTGTGGGAACGATGGATTATTCCAGAATACCAGAAGAATTGAAAAATTTGAAGCAGTGGGTGTGTGCCTGGGATACGTCCAAAATTCCCATGAAGCCTTTTGAGCGAAAAGCCGCTTCCTCTACCGCCCCTGACACCTGGGGAACCTTTGACCAGGCAAAGGCGGCGGTAGAGGGTGGCACGTATGACCATCTGGGGTTTGTGTTTGCGGACAATGGACTGGTAGGCATTGATATTGACGCTGGGTTTGACGATGGCCTGATGACCCCGCTGTGTGCCGATATTATGAAAGCCTGCCAGTCCTATACCGAAAAGTCCAGAAGCGGACGTGGGGTTCACATTTTCCTGCGTGGCAATCTCCCCTTCACGGGCAGAAATAACCTGGCAGGTGTGGAGATTTACAAGGCAAGACGGTTCTTCATCATGACGGGTAAGGTGCTTATCTTCCCGGAAATCATTGAGAACCAGAAAGCCATTGACTATGTGGTTGAAAAATACTTCCCGGAAGCCGAACGCAAAAGTGGCGGCAAGTCCTCTCTGGTTCAGAAAATCTATTCTCCCGTGTTCCGCAAGCCAGAAAAGGGAAAGGTCTTTGTACGGCCTGAATACCCAGAAATCATATCAGGCGGCAGAAACCTTTCCCTGACTTCCCTTGCGGGAGCCATGCACAATACCGGGTACAGTAAGCAGGAAATCTACAAGGAACTATGTTATGTCAATCAGCGGGCTTGTAAGCCCCCGCTGCCTGACCGGGAGTTGCGGACGATATGTGAAAGCGTAACCCGATATAGAAGGTGACAGAAAGGAGAACGCACATGATTGAGGGTGTTTGCCCGGACTGCGGCGGTTATCTCTATGGGGATACAACCCGTGGTGAATATGGTTGGCTAACCTGTGATACCTGTGATTACAGTGTAAATATTATCTCTGGCAGAGAAGAAAGAGAGGAAAACGATAATGGCACGGACACTGTACCTTGAGAACGGTTCCACGGAGTACATCTTTGCCGGGGAAACCGAAGCTGATAAATTGCAGCAGATTATCCATGAAAACCTTGGACGGGACTGTGAAGAACTCTATGAAGAAGTTCTGGCAGAACGGCGTGGTGAGAACGGGGATAACTACGAAAAGATAGCTGACGGCTACCGGGGTATGGCAGTAGACACGATGAATGACCTTCATGAAGTTCTCATGCAACCCCGGCTGAACAGAAAGCGGCTGGAAGCTATCTATGAAAACCTGAACAGGAATTTGTGAGGAAGGAGGATGCCAAAATGCCTGATAAATTGAAGCCTTGCCCATTTTGCGGAGGTAAAGCTAAAATTGAAGAATATGCTATGGGGCATAAAAGCAACGGGACGTTCACTGCTTCATATAAATGCGGGTGTGACAAATGCAAAATTTACTTTACGCACAACTCCGAATTTACCCTTGAGCATGGTCAACCGAAGTTCATATGCAATGGCTATGAAACCGTAAAAGAAATGTGGAATAGGAGGGCTGACAATGACTGATGAACTGTTTCAACTCTCCAACGGGCGCTATATCACGTCCGAAGAAATCAGCAGAAAGATGTTCTACATCAAGTCAGTACACCCGGAACTGCCCTATCAAGAGAACTCTACGGGCTATTCCTGGGATGAAGCGGGCATGGCTGATTTGTTCAGTGAGTGTTACGCCCAGGACACCCGCTTCTGCCCGGAAGCAAAGTCTTGGTACACCTATGAGGACGGCAAGTGGCAGAAGGACGTTGGTTCCCTGCTGGTAGCCGCAAAGATTAAGGAGTTTGTGCGGCTGATGGCGCTTTACTGCGGAGAAATCCCGGACGAAGAAAAGCGCAAGCAGTACATGGGCTTTGTGGCGAAGATGGGTGACCGCCGCTTCCGTGACCGTATGATGAAGGACGCTGCGGACTGCATGAGGATTGAAGCGGAGAAGTTTGATACCCACCCGTATCTGGTCAACTGCAAGAACGGAACCTATGACCTGGAAAGCATGACCTTCCGGGAACATAAGTGGGATGACTTCTTAACCATGCAGACGAACTTTGAATACAGCTTGCAGGAAGTACGCTGTGACCGCTGGGAGAAGTTCATTCAGGAAGTCACGCAGAACGACACGGACAAGGCCGATTACTTACAACGGGCACTGGGCTATTCCATCCTGGGAACTGGCAAGGAAGAATGTATGTTCATCCTTCACGGCAAGACCACCAGAAACGGAAAGTCTACTATGCTGGATGCTATTCAACATCTGCTGGGCGATTACTCTACCGTTGCCCCCGTGGAACTCATTTGCAGGGCAGAAAGACAGAAGAACGCAGAAGCGGCAAACCCTGTGCTGGCAAAGCTGAAAGGCCGTAGGTTCGTTACCATGTCGGAGTCTGACACGGCGGGGAAGCTGGATGAAGCGACCATCAAGCAGTACACGGGCGGTGAAGATATTACCGCACGGGAACTGTACCAGAGCGCTATCACGTTCAAGCCCCAGTTTACAATGTGGCTGTCCTGTAATGACCTGCCCGCCGTAAAGGACAAGAGCCTGTTTGCATCTGACCGTGTGCGGGTGATTGAGTTCAACCGTCACTTCACAGATGCAGAACAGGACAAGGGCTTGAAGGATTACTTTGAAAGCTCGGAAGCCATGCGGGGTATCTTCACTTGGCTGGTGGCTGGGTACTTCAAGTATCGCCGCTTTGGTCTGCAAATGTCCGACCCTATGAAAACCGTGGTCAAGCAGTATGAGAAGGACAATGACCTTGTATTGCAGTTCCTTGAAGAACGCTGCCAGAAGGTTGCAGAAGGGAACACACGGGCAAAGACCCTCTACGACAACTATAAAATCTGGTGCAAAAGCAATGGTTACTACGTTTGCAGCATGAAGAAGTTCAATGCAGAACTGACGGCGCACCCCGAATGGTACGCAGAAAAGTCTATTGTCAGCGGTGTTGCCGTGTACCGGGGCATTGGAATGAAGGAAAATTAGGTGGGTTTGTAGGGTAAAATAGCATTTTGCTATAATTTCTTCTTAGTACGCGCGTATCTATAAAAACTTATAGTAAAACGCTGAAATACCCTACTATCCCCTACAAATTGCAGAAGGAGGAAACGACAATGGAAAGCTATGTTGAACGGTGGGCAAGGGAGAAAGCCCAGAAAGAGCAGAAAGGCAAGAAGCCCCAGAAGGGGCAGAAGGTGAAGAAGGAGGTACAGAAGGATGGCACGGACACCAGGAGCGAAGGACACGAAGCCCAGGCAGAAAGCAGCGGCGGGCAGTAAGCCGTCTGACAAGTCCCCCATTATTCAGGACGCAAACCCTGATTTGGAGGTTGGGTATAATACCCGGCGTATCATGTTCATGCAGGCTATTCTTCCGACTGAACCGCTTGACTATAATGACGTTGCAGAAATGGAACGGCGGTTCAATCGGTATTTGCAGTTATGCGCAGAATGGGATATGAAGATAGGCAATCAAGCGGCCTATGCTGCTATTGGTATAGATAAGGGTACGGCATGGGAATGGGAGAACCGTAATTTGGGGAACCCTGCCCGCACCGACTTTATCAAAAAAGTGCGTCAGTTTTGCGCCATGTACCGGGAGGGTTTAATGGAGGACGGCAAGGTGAACCCGGTCACTGGCATTTTCTGGCAGAAGAACTATGACGGCATGAAAGACCAGCAGGAGGTTGTCTTGACTCCGAACACAAGCCCCCTGGGAGAGCAGAAGGACGCAGAAGCATTGCGGCAGAAGTATCTTGAAAATGCCTATGGTATTACAGAACTGCCAGAAGGGGAAGCACTGGGACTTCCAGAAAGCGCAGAAGGGCAGAAAGAAGCGATTGCAGAAATTCCCCAGAAAGCGCAGAAAGACCACACGGCCTGACCATGAAGCACCAAACCACACACAACCCCGGCAAGGCTTGACGGCTGCGCCGGGGCTTTTCAGCCCTTCCAGCGCCCGCCCTGGTCAAGCTGTACCCGCTACGGCTGGCCTGGGCTGGCCTGTACAACCCGCCGCCCGTCCTGCCCGCTGTGCGCCCTCTGCGCCCCGCTTGGCGGCTTTCTCTGTGCGGGTGGTATTCCTATACCCCTACGGCCTGCGGCGGCTCCTGTGGGCATTTCTGGCGGTCTGGCGGGCATAAAAGAACCCCGGCAGGCCGTGAACCTGTCCGGGGCTGTGGGTGCTATCTCCATTTCAAGCGGGGTTTCTGGCGTTTCCAGTAGTCCAACATCGTTTTCACGCTGGCGGGGTCTTGCATCGGGATATTGTACAGGGTCAAGCCGTCCGGGGTCATGTAGTACCCTTGACCATATCGGGGCAGCAGTTCGCACCCCTTAACGCCTAAAATGTTGCGGCTGTCCTGGGCTGACCGGGTGCGCAGTGCTACCCGTGCGTCAAAATTGACCTTGATGGGCGTAGGGATGACGGCAGCAAGCGGGCATTGTGTGGCGGCTATGATATGCACGTTTGCCGCCCTGCCTATCTGTGCCAGACGTTGCAAGAGGGGTTGCACGTGGCGGCGGTCTGTGGTCATCAGGTCGGCTAACTCGTCAATGATGACATACAGCGCCGCCCCGCTGTATTTCTTCACCCGCTGCGCCTGCATTGCCCGGTATCGGGTTTCTGTGATTTCCATAGCCTTTTTCAGGGCTTCCACCATTTCCCCCGGTTCACTGGCATATTGAACGGTATGCGGAAGGGGCTTATAATCCACCAATTCAACCCGTTTCGGGTCTATGAGGATGAATTGCACGGCGGCGGGGCTGTCATACAGGGCAGTATATACCAGGCCATTTATTACAACGCTTTTGCCGCTGCCCGTTGCGCCTGCTATGAGCAAATGCGGCTGTTTGAGCATATCACGGTATAGGGTGAAATACTGCCCTTGTGGGGTTGTCCATACTCTTTTCATGTGGTCTTGTCCTCCTATGGGAAAGCCCCGCACGGCGGCGGGGCTGGTTTGGTTCAGTGGTATTTGCTGGGGTTCTCCCAGTACGGGGAGAAGCAAAACGGGAGTTCATACCATGCCACCCCGTCAGAGTCACGGAACACGGAAAGCAAGGCCGTGTTATCAAGCCGTCCCACCAGGGCAACGGCGGCGGGTGTACGCTTCAAATATAGGTCGCTGGCGTGGTGGTCAATATCCCCAGCGGGGAGAGCCGCCACCGCTGCGGCGTAAATGGTGCCGGGTGTCAAATCCTTCTTCATGGTGCTACCTCCTTATGCTATCACGATGGAGCAATACAGACGGGCAACACGGTTGCAAGCCTGGTTTAATGCTCTGGCCTGAGTGTCAAGCCATTCTTCCCGGCTGTTTGGTCTGCGCTCCCCGTGGCGGGTTTTCTTGAGTTCGGACGGGGTGCAAAGCCTTTCGGCAATGTCACCGTCATAAATGAGGGAAGAACCACCCCAGGAGTATTGCGCCCAGTCCTGCGCCCCGTTCAACATCCATTCCCGGCACTCTTTCCCCGGTTCAGGGTTGCGCCCCTCATACGCTGCCCGCTCCCTGAGTTCATCCAGCAGTTCCAGGGCGTAGGCATTAACACCCCTGCTCCATGCGCTGCGGTCTTTCTGGGCTTCCAGTTCTGCGGCAACCTTGTCAAGGGTGCTTTCCTGCTGGGCTTCCTCTGCGGCTTCCTGGGCTTCCTCTGCGGCTTCCTGGGCTTCCTCTGCGGCGGGTTCGGTGGTGGGTTCGTACTTCATCATAGCGGCGGCAATCTGGTCAAGATGCGCCGTGTGGATGCGGTGGGTATAGATGGAAAGACGGGAACAGGCTTCTTCATCCCAGGAATTTTCCTGGGCGTTTGCCCATTCAGCAGAGCGGCGGGAAATGCGCCCGTCCCATGCACTGCGGTTCACAAGGGAAGCAATGATTTCAACGGCGGCTTCATGTCCTACGGCTTCCACATAGGCGGCTACGGTCTGCGCCGGGGTGCTGTGATACAGTGGGCTTTCTTCGTCATACTGGGCGGCGTAAAGGGTTTCCAGGGTGGCAAGGTTGGCTTCCACGGTGCGGCGGTACCGAAACCACTGTTCCCGGTTGGCGGTGACCTGTTCGTAAATGGTGTTGACGTTTTTCATATTGCTACCTCCTATTTGTGCAATCTGCCTTTTCTGCGTTGGTTCAGGTTCGCAAGCCTACCTTTTACGGCTGGCTTGCTGCCCCTGCCCGTCAAGCGCTTTCTTGTCAAGCGTTTTCTTGATGGTCTTATTATATCAAGCACTTTCTTGATTGTCAAGCGTTTTCTTGATGTTTTTCAAAAATATTTTGCAGCGGACGCTGGCCTGGGCTGTGCGTCCAGCTTCCCCGGCTGGCCTGGGCGGGCGCTGGCCTGCTGCGCCACGCCTACCCCCGGAGGGGGATTTGACCCCCGGCAGGCCGGGGCGGGTGAGTGTCGAAAATACCGCAAAAATAAAAAAGTTTGGTTTATCCCCTTTCCTCCCGTAGAGCATAGTAGGGTAAAACTGAATTTTGCTATAAGTTTTCTTAGTAGAGTCTTATCTAAGAGAACTTACAGGAAAAATGAAAAATACCCTACTAACCTCATTTCTCAAAACTCGCAAAAACAAAAAAAGGTCATGCACTTTCTTGTCAAGAAAACGCTTGACATTCTGGAAAAAGCATGATATACTAAAAGCAATCAAGGAGGTAGAGCTATGAAAGCCAGAGATATTGTCAAAGAGATTATGACCCGTAAGGAATTAGGCAACGCTGAATTTGCCAGGGTTTTGAATATCACCCCCGCTGCGCTTTGGGATAGACTAAACACGAAAAAGGCGAAGGATATTCCCGTATCCACCATGAATGAAATGCTGGCGGCACTGGGGTACAAAATCGCTATCGTACCAGATGATACCCCCATTCTTGACACGGGGTTTATCGTTGGAGAAAGGGAGGAAGAAAATGCCTGATGTTCTTACACTCTTTTTCATCTGTGCAGTAGAGAGGTTGGGAAAATCACTCTGGTTCTCCTGCAAAGTCATGTGGGTATTCTGCAAATTTATGTGCTGGCTGGCAATAGTACCAGTTCTGGATTGCGTTCTGCTGGGAATTGCCCTGATAGCTTTCATCCTCTGCAAGCTACTCAAAAAGAAAGCACCTAAAGTGAAGCACACAAGGAAATGGATTACATATCCAACCTGGGAATATTAAGGCGTGAAAAGTCACGGCCTTGTCCAATGGGACTGTCTATTATAGGCAGTCCCTATTTTTATGGGAGGTATAGGGATGAATTATCTGAAACTGAAAGAGAGAATTGAAAAAGCTATTCAAGCCCGTCCAATGGAGGTTGAACCTTACAATGACCTGTTTGACCTGTGCCGGGAGTATGAAAAGATAGACTTCACGGTAGCCCACGAATGGAACCATGCGTTACGGACGCAGGTGGGTATGGGTCTACGCCTTGTCGTAGAGCGTGGCGATTTTCGGAAAGCGGAGCGCTTTGATAATCTGCTGTTTCGTTCTCTGCTATTCGGCGCACCACATTTCTTTGATGACTACTTGCAGGCCGTAGAGTTTGGCAAACCGTTGGACAAGAAGTTCTATCAGCCCCGCCGTCATTACCTCAAGCGATATGTAGACGCATACCAGGAAATACTTGACGGCGAATTGGACTTCCTCTCTATTTCCATGCCGAAACGTGCTGGTAAATCCCAGTTAGGTATCAACTTCACCAATATGCTGTCTGGTAAATATCCTGACCGTTCTACCCTGATGGAGGGTACGGGTGATGACCTTGTAAAGTCTTTCTACCTGGGTTGTCTGGAATACCTGCAAACTCCCAGTGACTATCACTTTTACGATATTTTCCCGGAAAGCAAGCTGGTACAAACCAATGCGGATACAAAAATTATCAATCTTCTGCATAAATCCCGCTTCCCCACGGTTATGTGTCGTTCCATTGATGCAAGGCAGGTGGGTCTTTCCGAAGCAACCAACCTTTTGTATCTGGATGACTGTGTGGAAGGACGTGAGGAAGCAAAGAACAGACAGCGGCTTGATGACAAATGGGAGGTAATAAGTGGTGACATTATTGGACGTGCCATTGAAGGAACGCCCATAGTCATTTGCGGAACCCGGTATTCACTGTATGACCCCATTGGTCACTTGCAGGAGGAAATGAAAAAGCAGGGCAAGCGAATGAAGGTTATTGAAACCCCGGCGCTTGACCCTGTAACGGATGAAAGCAACTTTGAGTATATGAGAGAGGGTAAAAAGATTTTTACCACTCAATACTTCCGTGACCAGAGGGAAATGCTTTCTGCGGAGCAGTTTGAAAGTGAGTTTCAGCAGCAGCCTTTTGAAGCAAAGGGTCTGTTGTTCCCAGAGAGTAGCTTAAATCGTTTCTTTGAACTTCCTGTTGACCGTGACCCGGATAGTATAATTGCGGTATGCGATACTGCGGATACGGGTTCTGACTACTGTGCTATGCCTGTTGCCGCTTTGTATGGGGATGAAGTCTATATCGTGGATGTGGTATTTGATGACTCCCCGCCTGAAACTACAAAACCTGAATGTGCAAAGGCTCTGATGGATAATCGGGTTGCCGCCGCTACTTTTGAGAGCAACAATGCAGGTTCCTACTTTGCCAGGGATGTACAGACCATCTTGACAGAGAAGAAATACATGGGTTGCAGTATCCGAACGAAGCGGACAATCAGTAATAAACAGACCCGCATTGAGTTTGCGTCCGATACCATCATCAAAAGGTTTTACTTCAAAGACCCTTCCACCTATGCCCGGAACAGTCAGTATGCGGAATTTATGAAGCAGGTCACCACCTACACCAGGTCTGGAAAAGTACCTCATGATGATGCACCTGACTCTCTGTCTTTGTTGGAAAATGAACTCCGTGGGCTTGTGGGGGCAAAGGTAGAAATTTTTAAGCGGCCTTGTTAAATTCAAAAATTCTTCAATCCTTTTATCAAGATAACTCTTGACATAAGCATTGGAGAGTTGTATAATGACAGTAGGTAAAACTATGCTTTGAAGGAGGTGTTCTGCGTGACTATGCCGCTGCATGGCAGACGTATCATCAAGACCGATGAAACCGAAGTGACCATCGACAACGTAGTGAGTATTCTACGCAAGGCACTTCCGTATCACTGGAAGAACAGGTCTGAAATTCAATATCTCTGGCACTACTACAAGGGCAGACAGCCCGTGTTGAACAGAGAGAAACAGGTAAGGCCAGAGATTTGCAATCATATTGTGGAGAACCGGGCGAATGAGATTGTGTCCTTCAAGTCCGGGTATCTGATGGGTGAACCTCTGCAATATGTATCCCGTGGCAATGCGGAGAACATTGCAGACTCTATCAACCAGCTTAATGAATTTGTGTTTGCGGAGGAAAAGCCCGCAAAGGACAAAGAGTTGGCTGACTGGTTCCATATCTGCGGTACATCTTTCCGTATGGTTCTTCCTGATGAAGATGGGGAGGAAGATGACTCTCCGTTTGAAATCTACACGCTTGACCCCAGAAACACCTTTGTCGTGTACAATAACGGCTTGGGGAACGTCCCGGTGCTGGGTGTGAAGTATGTGGTGGATGAAAAGGGAATTGTCCATTACTCTTGCTATTCTAAGTATGAGTATTTTGAAATCGTGGAGTCTGTGGTGGTTGACCATCAAACCCACATTCTGGGTGACATTCCCATTATCGAATACCCGTTGAACCTTGCCCGTATTGGAGCGTTTGAACTGGTCATTCCGCTGCTTGACGCTATCAACCTGACGGACAGTAACCGCCTGGATGGCGTTGAACAGTTTATCCAGGCACTTATGCTGTTCCATAATGTGGACATTTCTTCCGATGACTTCAAACAGTTACGGGAGGAAGGGGCTATCAAGTTTAAGGATATTGACCCGCAACTGAAAGCGGAAGTATCTTACCTGATAAACTCTTTGAACCAGGGTGAAACCCAGACGCTTGTAGACCATATGTATCAGACGGTGTTGACCATCTGTGGTATGCCGAACCGCAACGGCGGTTCTTCTACCAGTGATACCGGGTCTGCGGTTATCATGCGTGACGGGTGGTCTGCTGCGGAAGCACGGGCGAAGGACAGCGAATTGATGTTTAAGAAATCTGAACGGCGGTTCCTTAAATTGGTACTCAATATTTGCCGTACACTGGTGAACATGGATTTGAAGGTGTGCAACATTGAAATCCGTTTCACCCGCCGCAACTATGAAAATATCCTGCAAAAGGCGCAGGTGCTTGACCTCATGTTGAAGAACACGAAGATACACCCCCGTCTGGCTTTTGAGCATTGCGGCCTGTTTGTGGACTCTGACCTTGCTTATACCATGAGCGCAGAGTACGTGAAGGAGCAGGAACAAAAAGCCCAGGAATTGATGGAAAAGCAAAACCAGATGAAGGGAGAGGATACCAATGACCCCGGTAATAACAAAGGAAATGGTGGAGCAGATGGAAACCCTGCTGAAACACGGGAGCAGAGTGGAACTTCTGATTGAGCAGGGTAAGGTAGCCATTGTGGAAATCAAGCGCAAACTGAAAATGAAGGAAACCGACAAGGTTTAACTGGAACAAGGGTTCTGGTAAGTCCAATGGGACTGTGAGTGTAAACGCTCATAGTCCCATTTTCTTTTGAGGAAATGAACATGAATGAAGTGGTTTCCAGCTATTTGACTGCGCTTGATGAATTGAACGTATTGACCACAACCAGTTATCGGATGGCAGACGGTGACTCTGCCGCAAGGATAAACCGGATTGTGGACGATGTGCTTTCTTTCCTGATAAACGCCTATGCGCTTGGAATACGAAACGCAGGTATCATGCTTGGGCATGAACTCTCCGTGAATGTAGACCAGATGGAGGACGCTATCTATCTGGTGATTGAGGGAAAGACCTTTGCTGACCGTGTTGCAGACCATGTGGGAGGTAATGACATAGGAGGTTTGCAAAGCCTTGTGGAGTCTGAATATCACAGAGTCTACAATGCAGCAGTTCAGGACGGCGCTACGGATTATGTCAACAACGGCGGTTTCGGTGTTACAAAGCACTGGCACACCGTAAAGGACAATCTGGTTAGGGAAACCCACAAGTACCTGGAAGGTCAATCGGTTCCGTTGGAGGAAGAATTTTTCACCTATGATGGTGACCATGCCCCATACCCTGGGGGTTTCACGAAGGTAGAGAACAACGCAAACTGCCGATGTATCGTGATACTGACAACTGATGAATAACGGGCTTTTGTCCGTTTCATGGTGAGGGAACACCTATAAAATGCAAACTCAAGACAAGAGGATAAAACGGAAAACAGAGTGGAGTGAACCACCAATTAAAAACGCAAGGAGGACTTTGAAATGAGTTATTTGAGTGATTTGCTGGGTAAAGCCTACAAGGAAGGTATGACCGAAGATGAAATTTCCGCTGCCCTTGAAACTGTTGGGCAGGGTAATGACGCAGAGGTAAACCGCCTGAAAGCTGCGCTGTCTAAGGCCAACTCCGAAGCTGCCGACTATAAGAAGCAGCTTAGAAGTAAGCAGTCCGATGATGAAGCTGCCGCTGCTGCCCAGAAGGAGGAACAGGACAGATTGGCAAAGGAAAACGCTGATTTGAAGCGCTCCATTGCCCTGACCGAAAGGAAGTCTAAACTTCTGGCAATGGGCTATGACGAGAGCCTTGCCACGGAAACCGCTACCGCTATGGTGGATGGTGATATGGACAAGGTGATGGCAAACCAGTCCAAATATCTGGAAGTCCAGAAGAAAGCTATTCAGGCTGACCATATGAGAAAGACCCCCCGCCCCGCTGCGGGTTCTGAAAATACGGGCGGCATGGATTATGCGAAGAAGATTGCCGAAGCGCAGGCCAGCGGTAACCTGACCGCTGCTGCCTACTATACCCGTCTGAAAGCGCAGGACGAAGCGAACCAGACGAACGAAGAATAATGAATTGGAGGTAAACGAAAATGGCTGACGCTATTGCAACCAGTTTTGGTGTTCTGAATTACAGCGGTATGCTGTTCAACAAGGGTAACGTGCGTACCCCGCTTTCTTCCATCATCGGAAGCAGAGCGAAAACCACGAACCATGTCGAGTTTGTCACTGGGCAGGAGTACACTTCTGGCGGTGACGGTTCCCAGCCTGCAATCAGTGAAAATGCTTCTCTGACCGCCCCGGATGCTACGGTGGTTACCCGTGAGCAGAAAACCAACGTGACCCAGATTTTCATGGAGTCCGTGGGTATCTCTTACGCAAAGCAGTCCAACATGGGTACGTTGAGCGGTATCAACATTGAGAACCAGCAGGCCAACCCCGTGAACGAACTGGACTTCCAGGTTGCGGCGAAAATCCAGAAGGTGAACCGTGACATTGAGTACACCTTCATCAACGGTGTGTTCAACAAGGCCACTTCTGACGCAACTGCCAACAAGACCCGTGGTCTTATCCCCGCTATCACCACCAACGTGACCGCTATGGGCAACAAGCCCCTGGGTCTGTGGGACATTGCGGACATGGTGAAGAAGATTTACGGGGCAAACGCTCCTACCGAAGGTTTGTGCCTGTGGTGTGACGCTATCACCCTGTTCCAGATTAACGCAGACGCAGTGCAGAATGGTTTGACCGTTGTGCCTGCTGCCCGTGAGGTCAACGGTATCGCCCTGTCCAGTGTGATTACGCCTATCGGCGTGGTTTACCTGTACCTGGGTGAGTGTTTGCCCGCTGGTACGGCGCTGCTTCTGAACCTGGACGTGATTGCCCCGGTCTATCAGCCTGTCCCCGGCAAGGGTAACTTCTTCCTGGAGCCGCTTGCGAAGGTTGGCGCTGGTGAGAAGTATCAGCTTTTCGGTCAGATTGGCCTTGACCACGGCCCGGAGTGGTATCACGGCAAGTTCACTGGTATCAGTAAGAACTTTGAGAAGCCGACTTACAGCCGTTCCGTCTATGTGGCGAACGCTTCTGAAATCGGCGGCGCTGCTGGTGCGTAAGTGAGGAAGGAGGGTGGGCAACATGACTGACACTGAAAAGCTGACTATGCTGAAAAGCATGACGGGTGAAACAGATACGGATATGCTGTCCACCTATCTGACCCTTGCTAAAGGTGTGGTTATCTCTAAAGCCTATCCGTATGGCACGGGGACGGAGGATGTACCCGCCCCCTACCATACTACCCAGGTTGAGATTGCGGCCTATATGCTGAACAAGCGTGGCGCAGAGGGTGAAACGGCGCACAGTGAGAATGGTGTGTCCCGTTCCTATGAGGACGGTGACATTCCTCCTACGTTGCTGCGAAGGATTACCCCGATGGCGGGGGTGCTGATATGAAACTGATGAAGCGTAACCTCTCCCCCGTCCACTATTGCCTGTATTCTGACAGTGTGCCATTAAAGGACGCTGACGGATATGAAACGGGTGAAACCACGGTAGGCTATGGGGAGCCAGTGAAGATGATGTGTAGCGTATCCCCCGCAACGGGGTACGCCCAGGTGAATATGTTCGGCAACTTGGAGTCCTACGATAAGGTTCTCATTACTGACGATATGACGTGTCCTATTGATGAAAACACGGTGCTTTTCGTTGATAAAGCCCCGGAATTCAAAGATGGAAAGCCGCTTTATGATTACACGGTTCGCCGTGTGGCAAAGTCCCTGAACGCCATATCCTATGCGGTAAGCAAGGTGAAGGTATCGTGAAGAAACGGGTTATCAAGGTACAACTTAATGAGCGAAGCATTGACCAGGCAATTAAGGAACTGAACAACTACAAAAAGTGGTTGACGGATAAGACGAAGGAATTTCTGAAAGCCCTTGCTGATGAAGGTGTGGAGATTGCTTCCGTAAAGTTTGGTCAGGCCGTCTACGATGGTACGAACGATGTTACCTGTTCTATGCAGGACAGGGGTGCAAACAAAGTGGCGGTCATGGCGGTTGGCGGCGCAACGCTTTTCATTGAGTTTGGTACAGGTGTGAAATACCCGGATAATCACCCGGAAGTCGGGGAAAACGGCATGGTACGTGGTCAGTATGGGTACAAACTGGGACGGTTGGAAAAGGGATGGCGATACAGCGGTGACCCCGGAAGCAACGGTGAGGTTATCACAGAAGGAAAACACGCCGGGGAAATTCACACGTATGGCAACCCTGCCAACATGAGTATGTACCTGACAGTGAGAGAGTTGGAGGACAAGTTTGCTGAAATTGCAAGGAGGGTGTACGTATGATTGATTGCGAAAATGAGGTATATACCCGGATTGCAAGAGTCTTACGTGAGAAGTTTCCCGGTATCAATATTACTGGGGAATATGTGAAAGCACCTTCCTCTTTCCCTCATGTGAGTATCACGCAAAGTGACAACTCTGCTGTTTCGGAGAAGATGACCGGGAACGCTGAAATGGCGCAGGTCATGTTTGAAATCAATGTCTATTCCAATAAGACGGACGGGAAGAAAACAGAGTGCAAGACCATTGCGAAGGTTATTGACGAAGTTCTTTTCGGCATGAACTTTAAGCGTCTGGCGCTTACCCCCGTTCCAAACTTGGAGGATGCAACCATTTACAGAATTGTAGCCCGGTACAGGGCTATGACTGATGGACAATACTTTTATAGGAGGTAACGAACAATGGCTACAAGTACGTATATGACTTTCCTCATGCACAAGAAGCCTGGTGAAAGTGGTGGAGAAGCTACCTGGGAAAAGCTGATTGACATTACGGAGTTCCCTGACCTGGGTACTGACCCTGAAATGCTGGAAACTACCACGCTGTCTGACCGTATGCAGACCTTCATCATGGGTATCCAGGGCAATGAAGCTATGAACTTCAACACCAACTACGACAAGACCGGGTACATGGCGCTGAAAGCCCTCAAGAACAAGGTGGACGGTTATGCCGTGTGGTTTGGCGGTACGGAGAACACTGACGGCACTGTAACCCCGACTGGTACGGAGGGCAAGTTTGCCTTTGACGGTCAGCTTTCCGTTCGGGTGACTGGCGGCGGCGTGAATGAGGTTCGTGGTATGGCTATCACGATTGCCCCCACCACCGTCATTACGGAGGAATAAACCCACAATACAATTTGAAGAATTGGAGGAAATGAGCAATGGCAAAGCAGATTATCTTTACTTACGAAGGTAAGGAATACACGCTGGAATATACCCGGCGTACTATCAAGCAGATGGAGGATGAAGGGTTTGTTGCCCGCAACATTGACGATAAGCCCATGACTCTCCTGCCTGCCCTTTTTGCGGGTGCTTTCAAGGCGCATCATCGGTTTGTCAAGCCGGACGTGATTGATGAAATTTACGCCCATATGCCCAACAAGGACAAGCTGATTGAGAAGTTGGCTGAAATGTACAACGAACCGATTGTTTCTCTGATGGAGGAACCGGAGGACTCCGCAAAAAACGTGGACTGGATGGCAAGTTGGTAACGGACTTGCCGTCTGAAAACGGTGGGGACGGCGGCATAGGCCGTCCGTCCCCTATTGTGCGTTACGGGGATAAATTTGAAGAACTGTGTGGCTACTACATGAGTCTGGGAATGTCCTATCACGATTATTGGGATGGGGACAACTGCATGACGAAGTATTACAGAGAAGCGGAAGAAATCAAGAAGGAGCGGCGCAACTCTGAATTGTGGCTACAAGCAGCATATATCTATGAAGCCTTGCTGGATGCTTCCCCGGTTTTCAACCCGTTAAGCAAGAAGAATAAGCCCTTCCCCTTCCGTTCCGAACCGATACCAATTACCAGTTCTGGCAGTAAGAAATCGGAGGAACGCAAGAAGAAGCAGATGCTTGAGAACGGCAAGGAAGCTATGCGGGCTATGATGGCGGCTTTCAATGAACGCTTCAAGAAATCAAAGAAAGGAGGGGAAGCAGACAATGGCAGTTGAACTTGAGGGACTTGAGTTTCAAATTGAAGCGAAGTCCGAAGAAGGTACTAAGGGTATAGACGCATTGACCGCAAGCCTGGGAAAACTGAAACAGGCCACGAAAGGCGGTCTGGGTCTGAACTCTAAGGTGAAGGAACTGAATAAGCTGAATGAAGCCTTGAAGGGGTTTCACTCTGATAAACTGGAAAGCCTTGGTAAAGCGCTTGAGAGTTTGAATGTCGGAGGAAAAGCTACAATTTCTCCCACTATTCCAAAACGGCTAAATGAGATTGGGCAGGCTTTGGACAATATTACATTGGGTGATATTGAACGACTGGAAGATTTAGGCAAGGCACTGCGGGAATTGCAGGAAGTTGGGGATGTGAAAATCCCGAAGGTCAAGGTTCCTTCCACGGGTGTTGCGCCTACGATGAACACCCCTGCTGGGGAAGCCAGTGCGGAAGCCGCTACCAGCGGTGTTGAGCAGGCTACCAGCAGTGTGCAGGAAACGGCGCAAGCCGTAACTCAGGTGACCCAGAGAACCGGGATACTCAAGTCTATCCTGAACGGGATTGGCGGTGTATTCACGAAAGGGTTTTCTGTCGGAACGGGCGCACTGTATAAGCTGGGCAACGCCTTGACGAAGGTAAAAATGATGGGCGCAAAAGCCCGGACAGCACTGGGCAAACTCAAGGATACGCTGGGTTCTGCGCTTGCCGCAAAGGTTAAGCAAAATACATCTGGCCTGGGTAAATTGTTTAGCAGTATGAAACGAATTGCCATGTACCGTGCCATTCGCTTTATGTTCGCCCAGTTGACGCAGGCCATGAGGGAGGGTATCAATAACCTCTATCAGTATAGCACTCTCATGGGTGGTACATTCGCCCAGAGTATGGACAGGCTTGCTACCAGCGGTCAATATCTCAAGAACAGTCTGGGTGCTATGGCTGCGCCTATCATCAATGCGCTTGCCCCGGCAATCGACTTTGTGATTGATAAGATTGTAACCCTGCTGAACTTCATCAATATGCTGTTCGCACGGCTTTCTGGCGCTTCCAGCTTTACGGCGGCAAAGAAAAACGCTACCTCTTATGGGGACTCTCTGGAAAAGGCAGGCGGTTCCGCTGCAAAGGCGGCAAAGGAAATTCGTGACGCAACCACTGGCATTGACGAACTGAACATCATCATGCAAAAGGATGATACAGGCGGCGGTGGAGGTGGCGGCGGTGGTGCTGACTACGGTTCCATGTTTGAGGAACTTCCCATTGATAACAGTGTCAGCGATTTTGCCGATAAACTGAAACAGGCTTTCGACAATGCAAACTGGAAGGAACTGGGAACTCTGATTGGCGGCAAGGTCAATGAGATTATAGACGGCATCAACTGGAACGGCGTAGGTCAGAAGATTGGCTACTGGATTAACGCTGCGGTTCAGACTGCATATTGGTTCCTGAAAACCGTGGACTTCCACAACTTGGGTGAACACGTGGCTGAAATGCTAAACGGTGCGCTTGAAGAAGTGGATACTTCCTTCATCGGTAGAATTATCGTTCGCTGGTTCACCTTGAAGTTTGACTTCATCCTTGGAACGCTTGGTGGGCTTGACTGGGGCTTGATTGCCAGGAAGGTCAGCGATTGCATTAAGGGCGCATTTGATGAAGCTACGGAGTGGCTTAACGGCTACGACTGGTCGCAGATGGGCAAAGACCTTTGGGCGAACATCAAGGAAGTTGTAACCAATATTGACTGGGGTGGTATTGCAACCAGTATATTCACCTTCCTTGGCACGGCTATCCGTTCCGCAGTTCAGTTCCTTGGCGGGTTCTTTGGCAGTATCGGTGCTGACATTAAGAACTGGTGGGATACGGAAATTGCGGGACAGGACTGGAAGGAAACCGCTGGGAACCTTCTGTCTGCGATTGGTGAAGGATTTGTGAATATCGGCACGTGGGTTTTTGACCATATCATTGACCCATTCTGTACCGCCCTGTTGGGTGAAAACGTGTGGGCTGATGTAAAGCAGGCTGGCAGTGATATGTGGGCGGGCTTTACAAAAGGTATCACAGATTTCTTCAATGACCCCGGTGGATGGATTAAAACCAACATCGTTGACCCGTTCGTATCGTGGATTAAAGACCTGTTCGGTATCCACTCTCCTTCTACGGTGATGGCTGAAATCGGAGGATACATTATTGAAGGTCTGCTGAATGGTATTCTTGCCCCGTTCAAGAACATTGGCAAGTGGGTGAAAGACCATATCATTGACCCGCTGGTGGAAGCCTTTGAGGACAGTCCCGTTGCAGAGTTTATGGTTGGCGTGAAAAACACTGCGGAAACGTGGTGGGCGAATGTCAATACCTGGTGGGACAGGAAGGTTGGCGCTGTAAAATCCTTCACAACAAACGTAGTCAACAATGCTACTACCTGGTGGAACAACACCAAAACGTGGTGGTCTGGTAAGGTAGGAGCCGTGAAGAACTTCACGACTTCCGTTGTCAATCAAGCCACGGACTGGTGGGGCAAGGTCAATACTTGGTGGGACGGAAAGGTGGGGGCTGTAAAGTCTTTCACGACTTCCGTTGTCAATCAGGCAAGTACCTGGTGGTCTAACGTGAAAACTTGGTGGTCTGGCAAGGTTGGTGCTGTCCAGCAGTTCACCACTTCCGTTCGGAACGACTCTACTACCTGGTGGAACAATGTGAAAACATGGTGGTCTGGGAAGGTAGGAGCCGTGAAGCAATTTACTACCACGGTAACGAACCAGGCCAGTATGTGGTGGAACAATGTGAACGTCTGGTGGAATGGCAAGGTGGGGGCTGTAAAGTCTTTCACGACTTCCGTTGTCAATCAGGCAAGTACCTGGTGGAGCAATGTCAAGACCTGGTGGAGTGGAAAAGTTGGTGCTGTCCAGCAGTTCACCACCAGTGTGAAGAATGACAGTCTGACTTGGTGGAGCAATGTCAAGACCTGGTGGAGCGGTAAGGTTGGCGCTGTGAAACAATTCACTACTTCTGTTAAGAACGAAGCGTTTACCTGGTGGTCTAACGTGAAAACCTGGTGGTCTGGCAAGGTCGGAGCAGTGCAATCCTTCACAGTAGGTGTTGTCAATTCCGCAAGTACCTGGTGGTCTAACGTGAAAACCTGGTGGAGTAACGCTGTGGGCACTCTCTGGGCTACGCTTGATATTAAACTGCCGAAGGTGAAAGTTTCCTGGTACAAAGACCCTATTTTCGGTGCCATAGACTTGCCGTCCTTCTCCATTGAATGGAACGCTAAAGGCGGTATTCTGGATGGCGCACAGATTTTCGGTATGATGGGTAACGCCCTTCTTGGCGGCGGCGAAGCTGGTAAGGAAGC